TTTCCACGAGCGCCACCAGCTCCGCCACCGCCACCATTTCCACGAGCGCCACCAGCTCCGCCACCGCCGCCATTTCCGTTAGCTCCTGCATTACCAGGATTGCCCGCATTACCTGTAGCACCAGCATTACCAGCAGTTCCTGCGGCTCCAGCTGCTCCTGCTGTGCCACCTGCGAAACTTGCTAAATTGCCAAATGTACTTGGGTTGCCTGCTGATCCACCAGAACCTGTATTACCCGCAGCTCCTGCATTACCACTAGCTCCTGGATTACCAGCCCCATGACCTGACCCATTGGCACCTGTAGTTCCTGCTGTTCCTGCATTTCCTGCTGCTCCAGAGTTACCACCTTGCCCAGCACCACCATTGTTAGCTCCTGTGCCAGCATTACCTGCAGCTCCTGCATTTCCGTTGGCGCCAGCATTACCAGCACCACCATTGTTAGCTCCTGTGCCAGCATTACCATGGGCCCCAACATTACCTGCAGCTCCTGCATTACCACCCTGAGCAGCTCCGCCACCACCACCAGCACCAGCTCCTGAACCAGCTGCGCCCGTAGCTCCTGTAGATCCTGGATTACCTGCAGCTCCTGTATTACCTGCTGCTCCTGGATTACCAACGCCACCAGTAGACCCGGCACCACCACCAGCACCAGCTGATCCTGCTGTGCCAGCACCCTGCCCGGGCCCCGAACCGTTTGCGCCAGCTCCGCCACCGCCACCAGCTCCGCCAGCACCACCGGATCCGGCCTGGCCAGCTCCACCAGCATTACCGGCCGCTCCGGGGGACGGGCTCTTATCGACGTCCCCTCCCCAACCCCCGCCACCACCGCCGCCGCCGCCACCACCACCAGTGGAACCCGCAGCTCCTGCATTACCTGCAGCTCCTGTATTACCTGTAGCTCCTGGATTACCAGCGTTGCCAGTCGCGCCTGCAGCACCAGCATTACCAGGATTACCACGAGCTCCAGCTGCGCCGCCAGCACCCCCATTACCATATGTTCCTGCATTACCAGGATTGCCCGCATTACCAGCAGTACCAGCAGTTCCAGCTGCTCCTGCACCGCCAACATTACCTGCATTACCTGCAGCTCCTGTATTACCAGCATTACCAGCAGTTCCTGCGGCTCCGCCACCACCACCAGTACCAGAGGTGCCAGGATTGCCCGCATTACTTGCATTACCTGTAGCTCCGCCATTGCCGGCAGTTCCGCCGTTACCGCCAGCGCCGCCGTTGCCAACTGTTCCTGCATTACCAGCAGTGCCATTTGTACCATCACCACCCGTTCCTGCAACAGTAATCACACGAACACCATAAGGAATCGTGAAATTTCCAGAGGAATTGAAAGTTTGAGTTCCAGAAGGAATTACTGGATCTATAAGAAGAGCATTAATAGCGAGCATTTATTTGAGTCCTTACTCTACTTTTTCTAATTTACTTAAAAAATCTTTTGGTAATTTTTTGTGATCATGTACCTTTTCCATTACCCAATGGAGGGGTTCTCCATCATATCGGATATCCCTGTATGTCAGAACTGGGAAAGTTACCGTTTCCAGAGTGCCGCTTTCCCCCCATGGCCATGTAGAAAGATTCGTTCTACATTCCGTTCCATCATCATAAGCAAGATTTTTATAAGGAACTTTATTTTTTTCTAACCAAGCTATTATAGTTGTGACTTTTTCACTATTTTCGTGATATAAAGTTACATCATCGTATCGAATTGTATCATCTGCCATTTGACCTTCAACCTCCTATATTTTAGTCATCTATAAATGATAAGGACACGTACCACACTGGATCCGCATCAAACTTCAAACAAGTATATATAGATACTTTCGCCGCAGTTGCAACAACAGCGGGCTGAGTAGCACTGTTGTTGTAACTAATTGATTCTCCACTCGGCGCAGCAAGAGTAAATGTCCTGCTTCCTGTCCCATCTTGTTTAACAAAAATTACAAGAGACTTAACCGCAGGTGCACAAGTAGGTTGTCCCGATGGTAATGTACATGCTAAATTTCCGCCTAGAGTAAATCGAACAACATTTTGTGTTCCCAAAATCTGAACAGTTGTTCCCGTTGATATTGCAGTATTAGCATGTTCTGTATAATCAGTAAGTCGATTCCCATTAAGATCAATAAAGTTATTTGATCCACCAAGTTCTGTATTACCACTAACAGCAATATTCGTGGATATTGTCGCTCTTCCTGTATGGGCGATATATCCGGTCGAAGTTATTTTTTTCGCTGCCCCACCGAGATTGGTGTTGCCCGAAACCGTAAGATTCGTACCTACGGTAGCTCGGCCACTTAATGTCGCAAGTCCAGTAGATGTAAATGCGACATTTGCCGTAATTGTATTAGCATAAAATGCAGATTCATTGATAGCAAATTGATTGAGTCGGGAGGTGACCTGATTTGTTCGTTGCCTCCAAGTATCAAATGTATCTGATAATGCTACTGTTGAGATCACTGCCACTATTCTAACTCCTATTTTCTATAAGTTGTGAAAGCAACAACTTAATATCTTGCAATTCGCCTTTAACACTATTTATATCCTCGATAACCCCCTGCATCGTTTGTTCTCTTTTCAATGCGAGTTTTCTACGCGATCTATATGCTTCTACTTCTTTTATATCCGTATTCAAAACCGCACGATTAGAAGAATCTCGAATTAGATTCGCGGCTCCTTCTATTTGTTCGTACTGTGCCATTTTATTTCTGCAACGCTATAGCTCTAAGATTACGAACTCTCGGAACATTTTGTGTATCAGAACCCATCAATACAAGTTTTATAGCATAATATTTAAATCCAATGAACATAGCGTTATCAGTATTACGATATTGAATGATATTAGTTGGATTTGAATTAGCAAATAATCCATTATTATATACACCATATGAAGGAATATCATACTCATACTCCCTAAAGTCTTCCCGATTTTCAAAACTAGAAGCAACCGTAGTTAAAGTTGTTTTGCTCATAGGTATCCATTTTGCATCTTCAAATGTATCGCTATCTTCTGCATGAAGAACTTTATAATAAGGTTGGATAGTAGATCCTTGAGGTATATAACCATCAAAATAAACTTTTAAATCTTCAGCATCTTGACCTTCAGCAAGAGTAACTCGACGAGTTATATATCTTGCTTTTGCATCACCACCAATATTAACATTATCTTCAGAAGAACCAATATCTGTATTTGAATTTATCAGATTTTCCACTATAGACATTGAAAGTCTATTAACATCAAGAACAGGAGAAGCAAATCTGTTATTCGTCATCAATGCAACTTTAATTTCAGCTGAACCACCCTTCATAGTAGAACTGGTCAAACTGGTATTTGATTCTGCGCTCCTACTATGAATATACCTTCGAGCATTAAATTCAGTATCAGTATTAACATTAAGATTTATGTAGCTGGCATCTCTTGCGGATGCACTTGTTGCAAATTTACCTGTAAATGTGACTCCTGTGTTCGAAGGTTCTAAGTAATCGGATTTAAAGTTTATAAGATCGGCAGATAGACTATCCAATGAAACAATTCTAGCTGCAGTACTATTTGCCTGTCCCATAATCCAACGATTAGTACCAAAAGTTCTATTGTTAGCAGCTGCAGTTCCACTATTAGCAAACGAAGTGTTACTAATGTGCATAAACGTGTTAGAACCTATATTATTATAATATGATTGTTTTCCGGTTGGATATGTTGATGAATGAATTGTTCCTGTCGAATTACCAACAATTTTCCCCGAAGCACTTAATAATCTAATGCGAACTGACTCACCGCCTGCAAACTTTGCTCCAGTAGTAACATTACGAACACGAAGTTCATTATTAGCAGTGCTATAATATGATAAGATTCCTGACGCGCCTGAAGTGAAACCTTGAACATGAGTGCTTCCATTTGAAGTAAACAAATCCTGTGTATTTGCAAATACACCCTTCAAGTAAGATTCACCATGAATTGCCTCACCTGCCCGTATAAAGGCTGCAGATAGGTTTGCCACAGTGCAAAAATCAGTATCTTCGTTTTTCAAAACGATTGTGCCTGTTACCGCTGCAGCAGGAGATGGGGCAACAAAATCTGCAAAATATACATTTATTTTTACATCTTCTGTCGGCATCGCCATATACGTTCTATCATTTGATGATGCAAATAACATACCATCTATTGGTTGCGTCGTAACTCGCTCGCCAGTATTAATGTCCTCATCACCAAGACGAGCGATCCAAGCATTAACATTTGGATTCGATGCCCCAGGTTTTATAACAACAGAATATTGTTTTCCATTTTGTAAATACAATGGTGTGTTAAAATACACCGGTGTTGGTGACAATCCATCATTGCTCACATTAACCTCTGCTGGTGTAAGAACCTTTCTACCATGGGGAACACAAAAATTCGTTGGGTATCCTGTTTGTATATCAACTTCGCGAATTTCAATTATCAATGGAAGGTTGGCATCTTTAGTGGAAAAAAACAAATCAATTTTAGTAACAAACGCACCTGAACTTGAAACCCGCCCCAAAGCATTTGTATCGACAATAAAGGTTTGAGCAATAGGATCATCACCATTACCATCGTCGCCGTCATCGCCGTCGGGCGGATCAACATTGATAATGGTGGTGGGAAATAAATTTGTAATATTGTTTGTAACAAACTCATTATTGATGATAGTGACTGTAGGGTCGGGAAGTGCAGCTAATATCTCCGGTATAGATGGAGGATTAGGTGGCCGCGGCGGAAGTGATGTTGTCACAATCCCGCCAGGAGTCGTTGCAGAAGAACTCTCCATATTTGTTTTAGTGTTAGTGCTGCTAGACGAACTCAATTGTGATGTAGTCGTTCCAACAGTAAGTTCACCAGAAGTTGAAATTAAACCTTGCGCAGCATATGTTGATTCCGCAGAAGTTGTAAATAACCCTCGGGTATCGCTATTTATGATATTATCTGTTAATCTGAAAAGTTTCTCGCCGACTCTAAAACGAAGTTGCTCATTGCTCGGCAATCTGAATATACCATAGGATTCGCCTGCACTGTCTGTACGAATAGCCGATCCCTCATTTCCCGTATTTGCATATGAAGAATTAGTTGGTGTAATATATGCATTTATATCTTCTTGATCAAAAAACGCATATATTCTAGTAGATGGTTTCATCGCTTCCGCTTTGAAACGTATCTCGCGCGAGCGCATGAAAGGCTGAATATTTACGTCTTTCATGACATTACCAAAAGTTTGTATATTTTCACTAAGAGAAACGCCAATGCTAGTACCAACTTGCTGTGAAGTAACAGCTGTTGTAAAATTTTGAGTTGAAGCCGTCGTACTAACGATAGAATTGATACTCTCGTCGACAGTTGTCGAAGTGACAGTAGTAACAGGAGGACCAGTAGTAACAGGAGTACCAGTTGCAACCGTTTCCCAATCACCGTATTGCGTTCCCCAAGCACCAGCAATATTTTGCCATGCATCAGCATTACCATCAATATTCACTTGAACTTCAGGTGCTGTTACCGTATCAACCCAATAATCATCTTGTGGAGAGAGAGTAACAATACCCCGAAAGCTCCAGAATAACCCCGCAGTATTTCGGGTTGTAGTTGCATATTTCTGTTGCATGACCATATCATGCGTATATGGAAGCGTCATTTGACGACCAGGAGTTTGCACAGAAACAGAAGCAATTGTATTTGATGTTCCGCTTGTGCCTCCAGTAACAGTAGCAGCTGCCGCGAAATTACCAGTAGCATTTTCTATATAAAGTTTAGTTCCTACTTGCCAACGAAGATAAGCACTCGAAGAACCCGAAGTTAAAGTTTCACCATTTGAATATGTTCCGCCAGTTACCGTAACGGTTTGATCACGAGAAACACCAGTTGGTGTTACATTAGTTCTTACAATGTTGGAACTATCTGCTGCATTATAAAACATTTCAATATTATCTAATTTGAATGAAGGACGCGCCTCTCTTTTTGCTGGATCTATAGCAATTTTATAATCCTGATCAAACACATTTCCTACACCGTGACCTGTAAATCCGTCAACAAGGAATCCATTTTTAAATCGATCTAAACCATCTGCATCTTTAACATTTAAGTCTTTAGCTGACTTCTCCAACAAAGTCAAAGTGGTATAGTATTCCAAACGCTGGACTCGATCACGAACAACACCGATGTCCCGCATAGTAAAGCGTTCATTCTTAACAGTTGTAACTTTATTAGAATAATCTGGACGCGCATGGCGTCTAGCTAATTCATCAGGAAGGGACGGATATGGTGCAATTTCTACAATACCAAGGGACATTAATTCCCGAGCCAATAATGGAGTTCTTGGTGTGAGAGCAGAAACACCTCGAGTGATGCTAATTTTTGCTCCTTTATTTAAAGTGATTATATCTTTCCTTGGCAAATAATAACTAAAATCAGTTTGGAAAGTTGTACCCGAAGGTGGGAATCTTAATCCACCAGAAGGTTGATCTAAAGCAGTTCCTGTTGCCGGATTAGTAGAAACTGTTCCAATTGTAGTTGTTGAAGTTGCCGTATCCGTAATTCTTGGTCTAAAATCTACACAATTTCTTAAATCAAATGGTTGTCCAGTTACAGGAGAAGTGTGAATGGGAATTTGATAAGTAAAGATTTTAGAAGTATCCGCACCAGCAGTTGCATCATTTACAGGATAGGAATCAATACCAAACCAACCCCGACCTCTATTCGAATGAGTAAAATGATCTACTGTAACAAGTAGATGATCATTTGCAGTGAATGTAAGACCACTTGTAGTTTTCTTCTTGAGTTTTGCATGATCATATATACCATCACGCATTCCCGAATCTAATGTGAAATGAGAAGTTACGTCTGAACCTTGTGATGTAGAAGTAAATGCACTGCTTGCTTTTCTACGAACAGTAACAAGTTTAAATCCATCAGATAAACCCAGATTAAATGAATTGGTGGTCGTAATATGAGTGTTGTGCGCAGGTAAAGTTCCTGCTCCAATTTTAAGTTGTACAAGACGAGCACGAGCTACAGATTTTGTTGCTTCCTGTGTATCTGCCTTTGCCATATTAACAATAGCAGAAGCATCTAGAGCTCCAGTAAGAGTTTCCTCAATGTCGAAATTCGTTTGAGTAGTAGATGCAATGCTTACTGTCCGACTTCCGGCGGCACCAAGTCCACCCATATCAAGAACTTGACCCTTCAATATTCTTTTATGGAATGCACCATTTGCTGCAGCAGAATAAACTGAACCTGCTCCTTCTAATGTTAAAACAGTATCACTTGAAATTGTAGCAACAACAAAAGTGTCATTGCTATCACAAGAAAGAACATCACCAACATTTACTTGAGTGGTAAACGCTGTTCCGGAACCAGCTACTGTATTCGAAGAACTATTTTTAACAATAGTTCCAGTAAGATTTGATGTATTTCCAGTTCCACGTGACACAATATAGAAATTATCGCGAGCAACTGCATCGCTCAATGTACCACTTCCTATAAAAGTTTCACTGCCATCTGAACTTGTAATAGTTGCTTGACCATTTGTCCCAAAGGAAAAATCAAATTCCTTTTTAATTTGATGATTAACATCTACAGCACCGCTCTCATCTCTGAGACGTTTAATATTTTTTGCTGGAAGGATAAAAACTGCACGATTAAACGCACTATCGGTAGTATTAGCACTGAATCCGGTAGCACCTAGAATATCAGCTTTACCATTAGCATAACCTGTGCCACCATTAAATGCAATCGATTTTACATTATTAAATCCCTTACCTATGGTCGTCATTTTTATGTCTGTAAGATAGAGTCGATATTGAGCACGTGCTGATCCAGGAATGCCAGAAGCATATTGAATATCACGAACTCGAGCAGTCCCAATGGAGGCTCCGGCGAAATCTACTGTGGAGAATGTGCCATTTGCCGCGCTAAAATGTTCGGCGTCCCTAAGTGAAACGCGACTTTGAAAATCGGTGTCCCAATTACCACAAACATTATCAACTGTTAAATAATTACCATAATCTACAAAAATAGAAGAATCATTAACTTCAGTAAAATCTATTCCTTTTTCCGTTGCTACTCTTTGCGTAGCATAAGTTTCAACATCATATCCCTCGACATATGCTTTTCCTGGTTCAACACACACCATAAGTAACTCGTTATTTCCATCACCTCTTCCGGCGGAACCTAAAGGAAGAACTCCTTGATTATTTGCCGTTTGTAGGTGTTCTCGAATACGCGGAGCTAAACCTCTTACAATGTAATCACCCGATTCATCAGATGTTCTCTGTGCTATATAATCACGAATAGCAGCAAGCTGCGGTATATCTGATTTTGTTTGTATTTTTCCCTGCCTAAGTTCAACAAACGAAATAAAATTATTTGAAACGATTTCTGTAAGAGTTTTCTTTTGTATTGTTGCTGTTAATTTTAAACGATTAGCACCAGGAGCAGAATAATTATAAGAACCAGAAGCAGGATCTGCTAATGAAGAATCCGAAACCGAATCTACAATAGTTTCAACGATTTCAAAACCAACTCTTCCACTAAAACCTCCAGAGTATTTACTAAGAATAATTGATTGTGCATCAACTCGAATAAAATGATCCTTTGCGAAAATTATACCAGCTCCAAATTTAATCATTGATCCATTTCTGAGATGATCATTGCTAATGATTGTATTGCCTGTAATTGAGGCATTTCCGACAGCTGTTATAATTTCGTTATTTGAAAAAGTTTTATATCCAGTAGAAGTATTTGCTGCAACATATTTTATAAACAATGTTTTAAAATCAGGAGTATTTGCTTCTGCGCCATCATTAACCTCAAGTACTCTAGCAAGAACACCAGATGTAGTACCTTTAATTAGTTTGTCGGCAAAAGGATACACATTTGCTGTAGTGGTACCATCACTTGTTGTATCTTTTATTCTTGTATAAAAATACTTATTGTCCAGATGTAACTCCATACCACGAACGGAAGAACCTTCTTTAAACGTAAATTCCGCCATCCTATCAATTTGGTTCTGCATAATACTTTGCATTTGTGTAAGTTCACGAGCCTGAACAGCCATACCCGGACGAAACAAAATACGATGAAAATTCTTTGATTCATCGAAATCGTCATAATATGGATCGACGTTCAAATTAGTAACGAGACTCATGGTGTTGGCTTGTTCTGCCATTCTATAACTCCTTGTGGACCTTCTTGATTCTAACTACTGATATTTATTAGAATTTTACAATGACTTTAATTCTTTCAGTTTGATCGGTTGATCTGGTTATCGGTTGTCTTGTTTCATGATAAATAATATCTCCAGTATATTCCCTAAGAGCAGGTCTTGCAACTGAAATAACATTCGCAGTTACACTACTATTTGCTCCAGTAACCGTCGAACCTGCTCTAAATGTCAGTCCTGTTCCTGTTGTTACAATTCGAATTAACCTAAGAACTCCATCGGAACCAGAAGAATTCGTATTAGAAAATCTCACAACTTTTCCCGTACATCCAGTTGCTGAATCAGTTACGATTTCATCTTGATGGAAATCTCCACTCACTACATTTAATGACATTCTTGTACACTGATCTATTAACGTAGCATTAGCAACTGGACCCGAACGAAGACGAGGATTCGCTATCATACCAACCGTTCTGAATTCATTATTAGTTGGTAATGTATTTCCTTCGGCGCCAACCATTGAAGCATTTAACATTACGTTATAAGCAAATAATTCTTTAACAGGAGCATAACCATGCCCATCCGGAGGGGAAATGACTAGTGTTGCTGCTGCTCCAGAACCGTGTGTACCATTTGATGTTATTACAACATTTCCTTGTGAATAGTTCAAACCTTCTGAAATCATGGTGATCTTACGAATCTGACCACCAGCAGTATTTGAGACATAAGCTGTTGCCAAAGAAGCAACTGTTTGACCGCTATCTCCTAAAATACTAACTCGAGGACTCACAACATACTGAGATTGAGTATTCGGAGTTATTGTAAATGCTCCATTCACCGTTGCATATTTCGTTGTTCCATTATAGCTTACAATCCTACGAATTTGACCTAGACCTGCGCCAGCTTTTATATAAACAGCAGATTCAGAATATGCAGCATCATTTGCTGATGCAGTTGTTGCAAGTTTTACCGCTGTTGTGTTTGCAGAAGCAACATTTGCTGTATGACTTAAATATCCTGTACCATTCGCACTAACATCAACCTGATGTATTGCACCATTTGCTGCTGCTTGTTGCACATCCCATTGATCACTACTATCGTCGGCTGTTAATCTCTTTACTGGAAAATAATCAAGTGTTAACCAAGCTGTCCTATCAGCAGAAGTAATATTAAACATATATTTCCAACGATAATTATCTGCTGTTGAAATAATAGTTGTTCCCGTGCCTGTTGGTTTTACAGTAGAGTTTGCTCCTCTATTATTATCAATACATTTATATACATTATGATCATCAGTTTGTAGAACGTAAAATTGTTCTGCATTCAAACTTGTCTGACTATTAGTGTATTGTGTATATAAAGTGTTATTCGTCCAGTTATATCTTGGAGCAATAAAAGAAACATCTGAAGTTGAAATACGCTTCATTCCATAAATATCTCTCCACGGATCATATTCGGAACTAGTGTAAGAATTATCCGGTGTAGGAGGAGAATTATCATCAGCAAACTGAAATGATCTACCAATATAGATATAATATATATCCGGAGAAGCCTCACCTAAAGCCTCATAAAATTGATCCGCAGTGTTTATACGAAAATGAAGTGTTACAACACCTGACATAATCTATCTATTATGCAGAAGCAGTATAAGTAACATTAATTGTATCGCCAGAACTCACAATCTTATCGCCAACTGTAAATAATCCAGCAGAATACAATGTCCCAACCGTTCCGTCCTTTGTAGAGCTACTGATTAAAAATGCACCCTTTACCGTTCCCGCACCCGTAATCGAAAACGAGGCAGCAGAAGAAGTGCTGATACTACCAGAAGATGCAGCAGACCACGCTGCTGTTTGTCTTACTGATTCTGAATACGTAGGAGCATTCGCCAAACCTGCTTCTCTCCATCCCGCATGCGATGCTGGCGTGTCGCCAGCTGCGATTGCAGAATAACTTATCGAGCTCATAAGACCAAAATACCAAGTGGTTAATTGAGTTTGTGCACGAAGATAAACGTCAAGCAAACTGTTCTTTCCTGCGGTCACAACAGTATTTTCAATTGTATCAGACCATTTTAAATTGCCTTCCGCATCATAACATTCAGCGGTGTATACGCCGGTCATGTCGACCGACTCAACACTTGATGCACCTCGCGTTACTGACGCAGAAGCCGAATCCCCTGCCTTAATCTTTTCTAACGTCATTTAAAAAATCCTCCTGGTTTCTGTACTTTTGAATTAAAAACATAACTTCTCTTTTACAATTACTATTTATACTGTTTATGTGGCAGTACTATAAGAAAACTGTGCATTACTTGTTGTTGATGCGATATCTGTGCGTAAGGTGAATGCTGTATTGCTGAAGATAGTATTGACAGCATGATATGTAGACCCATCCCAGCTTCCACCAACCGGAACAACAATAAGATTTGACCCATAACCACTGACACTGATCGCTCCTGCATTTGCCTTGAGTGCACCATTGGCAAACGATGCTGTCGTACCTGCATCTGGAGATACCGAGATAACAAATCTTGGTGTTCCGTCG